AGAAGATGTAGATAATAACATCGTGATAAGTCCAAACATCTTATATATTTCATTTACACTATAATAAGATTATTTGGGAATTTTCAAATAAAGATACCTTTGGTTGTAACAAACGCAAAATTTTGTTTTGCAACGGGAGATTGGGTCACAACATCGTAAAAGTGATTGTATTTATACGGATTATAAGACACGATTCTATTATATTGAAAACTTTGTGTAGTATCTTCTCCTTCGATATAGGCGTGAACATTTTTTCTTTTATCTTTAAGAACTTTATTTCTCCCACTTTCGTATACTTTGAAAGTTACATTTTTAAGTGGGATTGAGTCAACCCATCTTTTAACACGCCAACCTTTTTCTGTTTTTTCTTGTACGGAAAGACAGTCTTTATTCAAATTTCTATATACTCTAACTTTCATTATTTGGTTCAAATTGAAATGCGATTCTGCCATAGTTATGCTCTTTATCGCCCACCCAACCAGAAAACTCTATACAATTTTCTGCAATAATAAAATCTAAAAGTTCAACGAAAAAAGTTTCATTTTGAAACTCAAGAGAGTAATTTTTATGATATTGGTAGGTTAAAGTGCCATAACCAGTGGCTTTCTCTAATCTCTTTGTGCCATTATTTACTCCTACGACTGTGATGTAACCTTTCATAAAAATAATTACACTTTTCTTTCTATATCTTCCTCAATGCATTCTTCTCCGTGTTGTATTTCTAGAATTAAACAAGGTTTATCAGTTAGATTTTGTGGGTGATGCCAAGAACCAACTGGAATATCTAGCGAGTCTCCCTTTTCTAGAGTGACGCTCATAGCTATATCGTTAATAACTAAATCCAAATACAATTCTCCTTCTAAGACAAACCAATGCTCAGACCTTTTAAAATGTCTTTGGTTGGACAATGATTTATTTGGCTCTATGTACAAATATTTGACCTTGTGGCCTTTTTTGCGTTTTTTGCTGAGAACTTGATACCAGCCCCATTTTGGTTTTATTACTTTTTCCATATATTATTTTTCAAAGGGTGAGTATATGATAAATTCGGGATGTTTTGATTCTTTTTTGTATTTGTTGGGAAATATGACAACTTTGTGCTGTACACCCTCTATTTCAACATATCCAGACAAATATTTACTTTTGCCATTATCTTTTTTCCACAAAGCTCCTTTTTGTCTTTCTGTCCATTTACTCATATTTACTTTTTTAGCACGCATATTTTAATTTGTCAACAAATTTTCTAGATTAAATATCAATTCTGTTTTTTCATTTTGTCGTTTATTTATTTCCACATTGTAAAATCTTTTTAAAAATTTAATGTATCTGTCTTCATCTGGTCTATCTATCACAGAATATAGTTTTTTAAAACCTAAATTTTTAATTCTATCAAACATTTCTAAATTACCATAAAACATAGATTTTGATATTGGATAATCAATTGATTTAAATATTAATTTATTGTAACATTTTTTATTTTTGATGTAATAGCAGGAAAATCCATATACTTTATGATTGTTAGGAATTGTTTCATCAATAGTTATAAAATTATAATCACAAGAATCTATCATTTCTTGTAATTCTTGAGTTAAATAAGCAATTTTAGAGCTTAAGGATTTATACATTGATATATCCGAAAAATAATTCATTCGTGTCCGACGATTAAATTTATACAATTCACAAACCAAATCATTTAACCATTTGTTATTAAAATCATATAATTTTATATTCATTTAAGCCTTAAACCTATACTTATTCGATTTGTTTTTGAGCCAACACAGTGCCAAAAGGGTTTTTCTCTAGACACATTAAATTTTCTATACTGCCAGCCCTTTTTATCCCAATCTGTGATAATTTCTTTTGTTTCTGGGTCTTGATATCTAAAAAAGCTTTTATTATCTTCAGCCGCCCAAGCGAAGTAAATTCTTTCTCCTTCGGCATTATTATTGGTATGCCAACCGCAAAAACCATCGCAAGGATACCAAAAAAATCCAGAATATTCTCTAAAAATATTAGAAAATTGTTCTAATTGTTGCTTTAATTTAACTTTGTAAAGAATATTGTCTGATAAAACCATTCTATTATCATTATGTTTAATATTACTAGCTTTATCCAAATTTCCGTGCGTTTGTTGTATTTTTCTTAAAAAATTTTCTGACAAAATTTCATCAATATTGTATTTTCCTGGATAAAAAAAGTTTTTATCTACATTCACCATAGGAAATTTTTCAACTATTTCTTCTAAAGATTTTAATATTTCTTCCATAAATTATTATAATTTTAATTTTTTTATATAAAATGTCAACACCAATTTGTTACAAAAATTCAACCAAAATCTTATCAAAAATAGATGTGCTTCTGACTTTAACTTTAAATATTTTTTTTATAAATGCTAAGTATTTGTCAAATTTTTCCCTTTTTCCTAGTAAAGCAAATATTCTTCCCTCTGTTTTGATTAATTTTTTAGCCGCCAAAACGAATAAATATTTTAATTTTCTGTTGAAAATGTATTTTGGATCTTTAAAAACTATTTCTAAAAATAGAGCTGAATCGCCAGTAAATTGATCCGTTTTAGAGAGGCATCCAAATCCAATTATTTTTTTTGTATCTTCATCTATACCAACATATTTAAATGGACACCTTCGAATTAATTTTTTAAATTCATCATTTAAAAACAAATGGTAGAATCTTTCAGATTGCCCCTTACCATAACTATGGTAAGTGCTAATTTGGGCTTCAGTTTGAAATTTTATGAAAATACTTAAGACTTCGGCATAATCTGAAGGGTGATATTCTCTATAACTAACATTTTTTAAATTTATGTAATTTTTGCTCATTAAGTGTAATATAGTACATGGGAAAAGGAATAAATCAAGATTTTATTAGACACATCTTTGATGTAGAGCCAACAGCTCTTATAGAGTTGTATGTTCTTTATTACGATTATCAAAACGATAGTCAAGCTCAATTACATTTTCATGGTGGCACTAATGGCGTAGGGGGCAAAATAATATTTGATGGCCAAGAATATTTGCCAATACCAGTTGAATCAGAAGGATTTGAAGTTTTGGGGGATCAAAGACTCCCCAGACCGAAAATTAAAGTTTCTAATGCTGGTCTTTATATTTCCTCTTTATTGAGAAAATACAATAATTTAAACGGAGCAAAGTTAGTGAGAAAAAGAACTTTTGCTAAATTTTTAGATGATGTTAATTTTCCAGGAGAAGTGAACCCATTTGGTACAGCGAACCCAAATGCTAAAATGCCAGATGATAAATACTTTGTTTCTAGAAAAATTTCTGAAAATAAATTAGCTGTAGAATTTGAGTTAGTATCTAGCTTAGAATTAGAAAATATAGAAATTCCAGCAAGAAGAGTTTCTTCAAGATACTGCCCGTGGATCTACAGAGGTTATGGTTGTAGATATGGCTACAATAAAACAACAGAATTTGATGACCGACCTGTAGCGGATGTAAATGATAAAAGTTTTGTTACAGGAAATGGGTCAAACTTCAATTTAAATGCAAATATATTTGCCAACATACACGCTAGTAATAAAAGTTCTGTTAATGGATGTTTCCAAGCTTCTGGTCTTTGGGAACAAAATTTACCATATGGAGTTGGTGATTACGTTTTTACTATGAGTGATAGAGCTTTATCTGGACAAGGTTTAACTGCTAATTATTACCAACAACATCCAGTATATTACATTTGTCAGTCTGGTCACACATCATCAACAGACAAACATCCAAACAAAGCATCAAATCTTTGGATTAAAGACGCCTGTTCTAAAAAATTAGGGGGATGCAAATTAAGGTTTTCTAACTCTGATTTAGGAGGAGTCAATGATAATAAAACGCTACCTTATGGTGGGTTTCCAGGAACAGAAGTTTATTCTTACTAATGAGTTTACAACAAAAAATAATTAACGATTGCGAAAAAGACACAACTAAAGAAATTTGTGGTTTTGTGGTTAATACAGAATCTGGATTAGATATTATACCAACAGAAAATAAATCACCAAATCCAGAAAACGAATTTTACATTCCAGCTAAAGAATTTTTATATATGAAAAAAAAGAATAATTTAGTAGGTATTTATCACTCACATTTAGAAAGTGATGCTAAACCATCCGAGTTTGATAAAAAATCAGCTGATTTAACGTGTTTTCCATTTATAATATATTCAATAAAAACAAATCGATTTAATATACATGTTCCAGAATATTCAGATACAGAAATGAATTTGCTGGAAAATTTAAAAAAAGAATTATTATGACAACAATAGTTTTGCATGGCTTGATAGCTAAAAAATTTAAACAAGAGCATAAATTTACAAACATAAATAAAGTTGTAGATGCTTTATCAGCTATAGATGCAAACTATCCAGGTTTTAAAAGTTATATTCAAAAATCCGCAATGGAGGGCATGAATTATGAATTTATCGTAGATGACAATGAAGTAAAAAATTCAAAAGATGTTTTATCGAAAAAAGAAATAAAAAAAATAGAAATCGTTCCTTCTTTAGCTGGAAAAGATCCCGTTACTTTTTTTGTGGTTTTAGCTATTAATTTAGTTATAGCTGGTATTCAATATTTAATGACAAGCATACCAGAGGAAGAGCCAAAAGTTGCTGTTGCTCAAGTGGGCTCTAAATCTTTCTTTTTTGCAAATAGAGATAATTTAGCAAGTCAAAACACAGCAGTTCCCATAGGTTATGGAACTCTTAGAGTTGGAAGTAAAATTATAGAAACTATAATTTCATCTAACGACTTAAATAGCAGTCCAGAATTTAAGGAAGATATCATTGCGAGACCAGAAGAATCTCAATTACGTAAAGATGTTACTCAAGGAGATGGGACTATTGTTAATGCTTCTACATTAAATGCTTTCCGAGAATAGATTTATAGAAATAGAATGAAAACAAAAATTATTTTACATGGTAAACTAGCAAGAATTTATGGAAAAGAATTTGAATTTGCTAATGTGCGCAAACCGATGGATGTAGTAGATGCCATGTGCACTCGTTTTCCCAATTTCAAAAAATATTTAAAAGAACAAGCTAAAGAAGGGTTTCATTACGAATTTTTGGTTTCTGGTGAAAATAAAAATGCTTTAGAGTTACATCAAAAACAAGAAATGAAAATTGTTGAAATGGCTCCCTGTATAATTGGCAAAGGTCCTTTTCTTATTGTTCTAGGATTTGTTGCCGTTCAGTATGGAATAGGTTTGCTGGCCACTAGTTTCGTAGCTGGAGTTTTCTTTATTACTTTAGGTGTTGGTTTAATCATTGCTGGAATTATTTATCTAATGACAGATATACCCGAAAATGAACCAAGATCTAGAGACATTGAATCCTCTGTTAGCAATGCTTCATTTATGTTTTCTAATCCCCAAAATATAGCTGCCCAAGGTAGAACAATCCCCATCGTTTACGGAAGATTAAAAGTTGGAACTTATTTAGTGGGAACGTCGATAACTACTTATGATTTATCAACAGACGCAATACAAAACAGGCAATATGAAAATACAAAAGCGAATACTTTTTTAAAAATTCAAGAATGCTTTGGATCATCTATTAAAAATTCTTTTATAGGTTATTGATGAAAGATTACGTACAGTCAAAATTAAAAAGGTCAAAGAAGATTGCTTTTGGTCATGGTCCTAGTAAAGACGAACAGAGGGCAGCAGCGAGAGCAAGAGCAAATGTTATACAAGCTAATGCTGATACACTAGGTGATACATTCACTAGATTAACACCACCATATTCGAATGATAATTTGGCTTCTTTTGCCGCCTTAGAAAGTATAGATTTAATATCAGAAGGCCCAATAGAGGGTTTTGTAAGTCCAGATGGAAGACCTTGTAATCCATTAAGGGGTAGTTATTTAGATGACACCGTGGTGTTAGAGTCATCGCTTTCAAAAAGATTTTCAGCTCATTTTTTTAGTGGTGGGAATAATAATGCTTTTTTAGGTTGTTTTCTTGATGGAACTGGTAAGCAAGTAGAAATTCTAGACGAATATTCTGGTTACATTGATAGTATATATAATGACAAAGAAACAATAACTGACCCACAATTACTTCTGCCAGATATAACCGCAAAGCCTGCTCGAGCTCATAAAACTGCTTTTAAAATAGACTATAACCAAGCTCTAAGTGACATAAATAATACAGAAGCAAGAAGTTATTATGTCTATTTTAATTCGCCAGAACCAGATACAACCAACTTTCTCGGGGATCCATCATTTTTTTTAGATGCAGCTAATACTGTAGGTAAAAATTCTGGTGCAGGATACACACGTTCACCTGTTGTAATACAATCTATATTTGGGCAAGATCAAGTTTTAGATTTACCTAGTAATGGTGGTATGCCATCAACTCCTTTTTTTAATACATATTCTTTTGAAAGACCTGTTAGATTTATAGCAAATGTAGCGTATGAAAGTGAAATTGATTCACTGGGAAGAATTACTGAGTGTTTTTGTAAAAGAGCTTTTTTTCAAAATATAATTAGTTTAAGAAGTGGTGGTGTGAATAATACGAATTGGAACAATCTGACCGCTTACGCTGATAGAGCTGTAAGATTACCTGGCACTAGTTGGAATAGTGGAGTAGATGGAGCTAGATGTTATGAAAGATTTGAATATTCACTTGATCCAACAAGAAAAGAAGCTGAAGGATTTAAAGAACCTGTTTTTGAAAAACTAACCAGAATGAAAAACTTTATTACTGGAATTTATGAAACTAAGAAAAATTACGGTTATTTTCTTTTTGACGCTTCAAAAATTCCCTTAATCGATGTTTTTGTTGAACCCGTGCAGCTTTCAAATGAAATGAGAAATTATAGTGATCGCTATTTAAACATTTGGATAGAAGTTTTTAATTATTATGCAGGTTTAGCAGGAAATTCAGAATTTAATTTTTCCTTAAACGCTTTATCAGATTTATTGAATGCAGCTGGCGATACCAATTCCTCCCCTAGTACTACTCAAAACATTAAAAAGAGACCGCAAGGTATTGATTTATTTTTACCCTTTGCTCAAGGGGGTGAAAAAGAATCGGTAGGTGTTTTAACAAATTTTGAAAATTTTAGAAATCTAAATAGTGTGTCATTGTCAGAATCTATAGTAAGAGAGGTAAAATTTTGGCCTTTGGGGAGCAGAGGAAGACAGGGTGAATTCCCCGAAATTGCTTCGGACAGAAGTCAGACCCGTAGCATACAAAACTCACCAGCTAAAAGTTCCAAAATGGCTGGTATTTATAAGTGGCCTGTTTATTTAGGACCAAATTATGAAGCTTGTGATGATAGCGGTGATCCGGATTTAAACAGAATAGTTGTGACAAGCGGAGACTCTAGTCAAACAAGACGAAACAAAATTCAAAGTGGAGTAGATTTAAGTTATGATGTTTTTGAACTAGTTGAAGATGATATAATAGCAAGTCCAAATGATCTTTTGTTTGTAGAAAATGGATTTACAACAGGTTTGACATGTAGAATTTTTGCTGATTATGTAGAGGGTAGTCTACAAGGGGGTGATGAGCCATACGAGCTCGACAATGCAACGAGAACTAGCGGATTAAAGGCAATAGGGACAGGACTTGAAGATTTTTGGCCTGGAATCGGCCATCCTCCGGGAAGCTTGCGAAGTGGTTATAACAAGGGAATGATAAATAATTTCAATTTTGCAAATGATAACGAATATTATAAAGTCCCTTTCAAGACTACACCCAAATTTTTTATAGAGGCTATTGGTTTTTTTAGAGCTCCGGTTAGTGGTCATTATGTAATTTCAACTCATAATCCTACCCTAGGTCAAGATTATAACCATATATTTGTAAATCCGAATAATCAAGGAACGCATACTCAAGATGTTTTATATGTGTGGACTGGTCAAAAGGCAACCACAGGTGATCGTAACGTTAGCGCCCCCATTAACCCTAGGCGATACGGTATCCTTGACGGTAGACCCGATATAAGAGATTACGGCGACGACGATGTCATACTTAGAGATCAACAATTTGTAGAATTGAGTGGTCTACGTTCTGGACAAATGGTGCCTATATGTATACAGTTTTATCATGCAGGTAGAGAATTGGGTAGTAAAGATTATTGGGCAGGTCTTTCTTGGGGACGAAGAGTAAAAGTTAGACAGTTTGATACCGACACAGAGGGTTTATTAGATTTAACACGATACGGTTACGCATATAGTAATCTTAAAAACCAATTTCATTGGAACGATCACTTTAATGGGGTTTTTTATAGTTATACTGGATTTACCGGATTATCTGATTCAGAGTATTTTGACGAAAGAACAGGAACTCTTTGGAGTGATGCTACTGGTCTATTGGATTCATTTAAGGAGGACGCTATTGGGTTACCAAACGAAGATGAGGAATTTCCACATCTTCCAGTTAATGGAACATTTTTAAAAAGCACTTTTTTACACGCAAGTTCAGCAGATTACCCAAGGCCATCTCATTCACGTGAAAAAGCAATGCTATCTGGATCCAACCTTACAGTATTACCAACATTTGAAGAGGTTGTTCTTAGCGCAGGAATTAGACTAAAAGGCCAAGTATTTAGATACTTGAACGTCGGAAACAATACTAGTAATTTAGCAAACTCTGAAATATTACAAAGAACACTTGGGTTAACTGTAGAACAAAGAAATGAACTGCCCAGCTCAAGGCAATTATTTAATATAGTTGATAGGGCTGCTAATCAACTAACTGATTGGTACCTTGGAGAGGATAATGATGGAGGAAGTAATGCTAGTAGCAATAATAATAATCGACCTATATTTGGTGCTCAATTTTTTACAGATGCCGATAATTTTGTAACACCGCAAGCTTATGGTGTAGAAAGTAATATAAAAGGGGCTAGTAAAATTGGAGGAATCGCTAATTTCTCAAATGTTTCTGTTGAATTTAGAAATGGCCAAGAACAACAAGACCCTCTTAAAACTAAATCAATTACAGATTTTTTTGTGCAGAAAAATTTAGTTGGGCCATATAATCCAAATCAAACTTATGGTTCAACATATTTAACTGGAAAAAGTGTTGAAGGTTATTTTGACCCAGATAATACACTCGTAACGGGAATTAGTGGGGTTCAATTTGATGGGCAATGGGATGAGACGGTTTCGGATTTCATAAACGATATATCAAACAATACAGTTCAACTTCGTTGGGTAAGAGATAATATTTTTTATCCAGATGATAGTTTAATTTCAAATGACACAACTTTCACTATAGAAGTTGCCGGCTTTATATACGTAGAGAATACATCAAATTATGAATTTAGATTAAATAGTGATGACCGATCGAAAGTATGGATTGGAGAATCTGCTGAATCTGGTAAATTTAATGATAATAATTATTTAGTAACTGCTTTTCATCCAGATCAAGTGATTGGTTATACTGGTTTGGCTGGTGGAGTTTATTATCCAATTAGATATATAGCAGAAAATGGAGGTGGTCTATATGAGTTTAAATTAGATTTTAGAGTTTCTGGCTCTAGTGATTCGTATGAAAGTGTAACTGGATTTTATCATAAACCAAATGGAGCGCATCCACTTATGACAGATTCTTTGGTTAGTGGAAGCGGATATTTAATTGAAACAAATTTAGACGAACAAGGAAGAATAAAATACGGGGCCTCAGAGGGCACAGCGAGTGAAGACGCTAGATTTGGAAGAAATTATTCTAACTGGTTAGCAGAAACACCTTTAGATTCGGACGATAATGTTGTCAAGCACGTTATTTATAGGAAAGAAGTGGATTCTGTAATTGGTGGTTTTTTAATAGATGCTTTGTTTAGTACTGAAATTTTCGACGAAGATCCATTTAACGTACAAGTAAATAGAAGTAAAGCCCAATTAAATATTGAAGTAGAATTAGGTTTTGAAGGCTTAGATCAAAGTATTTTTACACCAACCAAAACTACACAAACTTATGAAGGTTCCGTATCAAATCAATATGCGGTAGATCAAGAATTTACTTTGCCAAAATATTCTGAAATAATCGGTAGTTTTGAGGGAGAAACTACCACAAGTTTAAATGAAAAACATCCTAGATATATAAAATTTAAAAAATTAGATTTTGAAACTGATTCTACTTTGATAGCTAGGTCTGTATCGGTTTTTAAAGTTTCTGAAATTGTTGATTGTGATTTTTCTTACCCCAGCTCTGCTGTTGTGAAATTTCAAACGGATGCAAGAACTTTTAATAACATACCAACAAGAACTTACAATTTAAGGTTAAAAAAGGTTTTAGTTCCATCAAATTATTTCCCGTTGAATTCTTTGGGCAAAGATAAAAGGTATATAGACACACTATCTGACAAAAAATATAATTACGTAAACGGCCAAGAAGCATATAGGCACGTTTACATAGGCGATTGGGATGGTTCCTTTAAATTAGCATGGACTGATAACCCTGCTTGGGTTTTATATGATTTACTAACAAATGATAGATATGGTATAGCCAGCAGATTAGATGATCTAGAAGATATAGATATATTTAATTTATATAAAATAGGAAGATATTGTGACGCTGTGGATTCCGAAGGAAGATTTGTTGGAGTTCCAAATGGAAAAGGGGGTTTGGAGCCAAGATTTGCTTGTAATATACTACTAGACGCAAAAGAAAATGCTTTTCAAACAATTAACTCTATAGCTGCAGTATTTAATGGTATGGCTTATTGGTCCAATGGAACAATAAACTTTTTTGCAGATCAACCCAAAGATGTTTCAGCTTTGTTTAATAATCAAAATGTTTTTGATGGCTTCTTTCAATACGAAGATACTTTAAAAAATTCTAGATTTAATACGGTAGAAGTGCAGTTCGTGGATAAAGATAATGATTACAGAATAAAAACGGAAATTGTTGAAGACGAAGAGGGTATAAGAAAAAATGGAATAATAAGAAAAACATTCAATGCAAGAGGGACAACTTCCAGAAGTCAAGCTAGAAGACTTGGCAGATATCTTCTTTATACAAACAAAAATGAAACAGAAATAGTTAAATTTAAAACCGATCCCCAAGCATTGCTTTTAAATATTGGGGATATATTTAAGGTTGAAGATGAAATTAAAAATTTTGAAGTAACAGCTTCTAGGGTTGTTGGTTCGAATAATAGTCAAGAAACAATTACAGTAGAAAAAACATTTAACACTGGAATTATTTTAACTGGTGTTGAAAACCCGATAAGTGTTTATTTACCAACTGGTCAAACAACTAAAAAAGATCTTTACAATACAATATCAACTGGTGGAAAAATTACAGAAACTGAATTAGATAAATATAATAAAACTTCTATTAAAGAATTTGTAATTACTGGAATGACAGAAGAAACAGATGGTATAAAATTAAATTTAGAAACATCATTATTTAAAAATGGATACACATCTCTTAGAATCAGTGGTATAAATACTGATGGAGGCCCACCTAATAGAACGAGGTTTCACCTTTTTGAAGAAAATTCAATTGATGGACAAGATGCTTGGAACTTTTTTGAAATTAAATTTATGGCAAAAGGAGATGTACCTTATCCTAGAAACCCAATTGGCCCTAATACAAATCTAGAAAGTCCGCTAACAAATGGTGCATTTAGCCTTGGAATTACAGGTGCTACAGGATCAATAGATTCCTTTAATATTAGTAATATTGGTAGTCTC